CTCGCCCATGCCGGCGGCGGCCTCGTTGAAGCCAGCGGCGGCTTCCATCGCGTCCATCAGGCCATCGGCGCCGGCCGCGGCGTAGAACGTCCCCATGCCGCTCATCGGCTGATTCACGTACTCGCCGATGCCCGCCGTCGCGTACTCGGTCCCCAGGCCGCTCATCGGCTGGTTGACGTACTCGCCCACGCCCGCCGCAGCGTACATCGTGCCGAGGCCGCTCATCGGCTGGTTGACGTACTCGCCCACGCCCGCCGCAGCGTACATCGTGCCGAGGCCGTTCATCGGCTGATTCACGTACTCGCCGAAGCCGCTCATCGGCTGGTTGACGTACTCGCCCAATCCGGCGAGCGACTGCGCCCACGGCTGCGTCGGAGCAAGGCGCGCGAGGGCCATGCCCGCGAGCGACGCGCCCATGCCGGCCAGCGAGTAGCCGACGACCTGGCGGAACATCGCCGCGTTCTCGTCGGTGCCCTTGATCATCGGAAGCGCCGCCGCAGTGGCCGCGATGCCGACCGCGTTGGTCGCCATGCGGGTCTTCCACGCCGCATCCGCCGCCACGCCGCGATCAAGCAGGTTGCGGACGCCCTCGGACGAGGCCGCCGCGCCAGCGAGCACGCGAGCGATGATGACGCCCGAAAGCACGCCCACGCCCGGGACGAGGATCCCGCTCACCACCGGCGTGCCGGCGATGGCAAGAGCGTTCCGGCGAAGCCGACGGTGGCCCTTGCGGCTGCTGCGACGATTCATGACGACGTACTTCGGGTTCTTCTTCACGGCCTTCTTGCTCGTACGCTTGGAGGTCTTCTTGCGCTTCGGCGCCATCAGGCGCGAGGCGAGCCAGCCGCGGCGCTCGCCAGCGGGCATGCTGTGCAGGGCCTGGGCCGCGCCGCCGAACTTGAACCGCCGGATCGCCGCGTGCGGCAGGACCTGCGGAGACATCAGGACCGGGTAGCCGCCCTTGCCGTGCTTGTACTCGATGACCTGGTGAAGCTTGCCGGACGCTCGCAGCTTGCCGCTCTTGGGAGCGCGGCTCACGCGCTGCGCCAGCACGTTCCGGCGGAGGCGACGGCTGCTCTTGCGGCTGTGCCGACGGCTGCTCTTGCGGCTGTGCCGACGGCTGCTCTTGCGGCTGTGCTTCCGCGACGTGCGGCGGCGGTTCATCACCACGTACTTCGGGTTCTTCTTCACGGCCTTCTTGCTCGTCTTCTTCGCCGAGGTCTTCTTGGCGGCGGGGGCCTGCTTGAACCTTCCGCTCATCACCAGGGGGAAGCGGGGGCCGTGCCCGAACAGGCGCGTCACGCGCGACATCGCCGGGATCTTGCCGCTGCGGAGCAGCTTCACGATCGAGGCTTCCTGACCGCGGCGGCGGCGGCCGAAAAAGCCGACCTTGCGGCTGGACTTCTTGCTGGACTTCTTGCTGGACTTCTTTGCCATGGACTTACTCTTGCTGGAGGTCTTCTTCGCCTTGGCCTTCGCCTTCGGCTTCGCCTTGCTCGTCTTGGCCTTGGCCTTCACCGTCGGCTTCGGCTTGCTCGTCTTCGCCTTGGCCTTCGCCTTCGGCTTGCTCGTCTTCGCCTTGGCCTTGGCCTTGGCCTTCGGCTTGCTGGTCTTGGGCTTGGCGGTGCGAGGGGCGCGAACGCGCTCCTTGATCTCCACTTCCACTTCCTCGACCTCAAGAGGTGCCGCCGACCGACGGCTCGACTTGACGGCCGCCCGAGCCGCAGCCATGCGCTGCTTGCTGGTCTTGGCGCGGGGGCCGGAGGGCGAGCGATCGGCGGCCTCTAGCGCGGCCTGGCGAGCCCTTTCAGCCGGGCCCTCGTTTCCGTAGGCCATCGCACCAAAGCGAGTCGTCGCCTTGGACGGGTGAACGTAAGTGCCGCGACTCTCGGACGCCTTGCGTCGACCGGGGGAAGCGGCGGAAGCGCCCGCCGATCGCGCGTTCTGTTGCATGGCGCGACGCAGCGCCTCGATGTTGTACGCCATACCGTCATCTCCTCCGTTGCCCACAAGACGCTCAGGGTGAATCGGCTTGCCGAGCACCGTGCCCCGCTCGTCGACCGAATAGAGCCGAGCCCCCTTGAACTTGTCTGCGTTCTTCTGCCGCCACTTCGCGGCCGAGCCGACGCCTTGGTACGCGGGCGACACGTGCCGGTGCCCCATGCCGCGCCCCTCGATCCATTGGAACGGGTTCTGGCGCGGCTTGCCGGGGTTGATGACGGTCATGTGCGTCACGCCGCCGACATTGGGCTCCATGTTGTTGGACCGCTCGTACTTGCGAGCGGACGACTTGGAGCTTTTGTTGTAGACTAGGGCCATTTTGGACGCACTTCGCCTGCTCGACCCTGTTCGCAGGCGAGGCGTGTGCCCCGGGTCTTCGAGCACAGGTTTTACCCTGCTCGCCTGCTTGGTGTCAAGCTTGATTCTGAACTTTTTCATCCAGCGCGCTTCGTCTTGCCGGCGGAGATGGCGGCGGCCTGGTTTTCGATGGTGGCGCACGCTTGGTTCAGCTCGCTGAACCGCTCCATCATGGCGACGCGTGCGGCTTCGAGGGCCGCCTCAAGAAGAGCTGTGGTTTCATCCACGTGCATCGGAACCGGGGCACCGGGGCGGTACGAAGACCGGATCTGATTCAACAAAGCATCTCGTCTTGAAAGATTGGAGCGCATGGTGTTTACCCCCTTGGACTGTCACTTGTCTTCGAGTCGGGCTACGGCCGTGGCCAAGTCTGCAACGGCGCGGCTGAGCCTGTTCTGAGCGGACAGGGACTCCTCTTGCATCTGCATCAGAGTCACGATCGTCTTCTGGGTATCCTCGACGCGAGCATCGTTGGCCCTGACGAGGTCTCTGCGAAGGCTGGCGATCTCAAAGTTCATTTCGGCGCGGAGCTTGTCCTCGCGCTTGTATTGGTTGTTGATTGTCCACCAGTAGAGCAAGGCCAGGGCAACAAGGGATGCCCCGACTGGCCCGTCACTCATGAGGATGCCCAACGCCTGATCGATGATCATCCGTCGATTCCATCCTTGATGACGCGCAGCTTGCCGCCGGCCATCACGCAGAGGAACCCAACGGACCCATCAGGCTGAGCCTCGGGGGAGTAGACGGCGATCATGTCGCCCTTGGGGGAGCAGAACAGGTAGGTGTTACGCGGGTTGCACTCGTAGACCTCGCCGTCGTCGTACCGGCGCACGAAGAAGCCCAGGCACTTGCCGAGCATCGTCATCGCCTTGGGGTAGGACACGGGCGGGCCGCTCCGGTGAACCACAAGGTCGGGAGCCAAAACCCCGCCGACCTCGTTCTTGGCTAGCTGACGCACCTCGGCAGTTGCGGAGCGCGCAGGCTCGTACATCCGAACGCCGTGGCCAGGCTTGTACTCCTGGTTTTCGATCGGGTCGTGGACGTGCTTGTAGTCGACGTCCTCGCCGTCCTTGTACCACTTGTCCGTGCGGTACATGACCGACACGCAGTCGCCCACGCAGATCAGCTCCTTAGGAAGGTCGTGCCGGATCTTGATGAGGCGAAGGGGGTCTTTGGAGTGGAAAGTGTGGTACTTGTCCATCGCCTTCATCAGGTCTGCCGCCGCGTCCGCCGGCATCTGATCAGGATCGACAGAGGCGCCAAAATCCGTGTTCATGGCGCCGTCGAAGTCCTCGACCTCGTCTCCCTCGGAGACGCGGCCGTTCGGGCGCATGGATAGGGTTCCGTCGTCGAGCGGATCGAAAAAGTCAGCGCGTCGCATTTCGGTCTCCAAACAGCTTGCTGATCAGCCAGCCCGCCGCGAAACCAACTGCCGCGGGTACTGCCCAGCCACGACCAGTCCCCGACGAATCGTCCACGCCTCCCATGCCAGGAACCCCCGGCATGCGGCGGACTTCGCCCTGACAAAGATGCTGATGCCCGACGAACTTCGCATCCCGAGGCATCTCTCGGGTGGCCACGTCAGGGTCTAGTCCGATTGGGCTTGTCTGCTTGGGCTTGGGAGCAACCGGGTCGTCGCCCACGCTCACCGTGCCTGGCGTCGCAAAGACAGCCCAGGCGTTCTTGTCCCAATCCCATGCGCTGTACAAGGCCATGACCGACTCACCTTAGCACGGGCGTATCAAACTTGGCCACCGCGCTCGATGTGGCGCGCGATCTTGGCCCCAGCCTTGTTGAGCAGCGCCCGAACCCCGAAATGCAGCGGCTCAGGCAGTTCGCCCAAGCTGAACCAGCCGTAGTCGTCGTTCTCCGCGTCGAGCTTGCACCTGAACTCGCTGTCCGAAAACGCCAGGTAGTTGTCGAAGGCGAAGTCAGGCTCGCGGAACGTGTAGACGGGCTCATCCATCACCGAGAGCGGCCCCATGAAGCTCGTCTCTTCGCGCGCCTCTCGAATCGCACAATCAAGCGTGCTGCCGTCTTGCTCCTCGCACCGTCCGCCGGGCAGGTCCCACGTATGCGGCTCGTTGACGTGCTTGCTCCGCAAAGTCAGCAAGACGCGCCCCGTGTCCCTCGCCACGATGAGCGCACCAGCGGCAACTCGGCCCCACCGAGTGTTCGCCCGAAGCTGCTTGCCGCCGACAGCCTTGTCGATGTTGACGCCAGGGGTGCGGCGTCCCCAGTTGAGCAAAGCGACAACCCGCTTGTGCGTCGCGTGGTACTTGCCCGTGCCGTATTCGGCGCCCTGCTTCTTCATCTGCGCCTCGTGGCGCTTGACGAAGTTCACCGCCCGCATCGCCTTGTCCCACATCTTGGGCGTCCAGCGAGACGGCGGCGTGTCCTTCATCTGCGCGAGCAGGGGCAGCTCGGCGCGGATGTGAGGGAAGGAGGCGTCCTTGCTGCGCGGGTCTTTGGCCCAGGCACGGATCTGAGCGCCGCTCATGTTGATGAGGTGGCTGAACTCGCGAGCAAGGGCCGGATCGTGTACCGCGGCGCGGCTGGTCTTGCGGTTCTGCTTGAGCTGCGGAGTGGCAGCCTTCTCAACAATCCTCTGAAGCTCGACCATCGCCTTCGGGTCGCGCCTGGCCTTCTTGATCAGGTTGTAAATGCCGATGGCAGGAAGGCCGACGCCGACGCTTTGGGCCAAGATTTGCGCGGCGCGCATGTACTTGTCGTCCGACAAGCTGGCCTTGCCGACTCGGGACGCGCCTGAGATGCCAGGCACGTTTTCGACCGACGCGAAGACCGTGTCGCCAAGCTCGACGACATTGTCAACCAGCTTGTCGATGGCTCCCTTGAGCTTCGAGGAGACGGTTGGTTTGCTCGTCTTGGCCGGCTGAACGATCGCGCCGACGTTCCGCTTGAGGGGGCGGCTGGTGCGGCGATGGACCATCATCGGAGCCTCGACGTGCGCCTTGGGTGGGCGCTGCGCTTCATGCGGCTAGTCTTGGCCTTGGCGCGCTCTACGGCGACCATGGCGTGCGGCTTGAGCTTGGCCGCGTACTCTTCGACGCGGTACTCGGTCTTGCCGCTGCCGTTGACGATTCGGATGACCACCGGGTACTTGTCGTGGTTGTCCACGAGCCAATGGTACTCACCGGATGCCTTGCTGCCGATGCGCATGCTCGTCAGGGCGCCGCCAACGGTGGTGCTCTTCTTGAAGGGGACGATCTGCTCGCCCTTCTTGGCGCCCCACCCGTACTTGTAAAGCCCAGCGGGCAGCTTCTTTAGCTTCGACACCACGCCCGGGGGCAAGAAGGTGAGCTGCTCGGCCTTGTGGGCGTCGCGCACTGCCGCCACGGCGTTATAGATGCCAAGCTCGGTCTTGGCCTTGAGCGGGGCGGCCTTGCGGCTGGTCTTCTTGGCGGCGTTCGGAAACATGGGGTTCGTCTCCAGCCCGTGGCGCTTCAGCGTGGACTTGAAGTTCTTGTTAGAACGCCAATCGCTCGGCGTGCTGCCCGTGTAGATGCTGGGCTTAGACCGGTCGGGCGATCGGAAGATCAGATGGTTCCCGCGCGAGTAGGTGACGGTCCACCCGCTCTCGATGGCCTTGTCGACGATCTGCTGGAGATCTTTGTCGCTGACCTTCACACGTGGCGGCGCGTTAGGCGTCACGGGGCGACCATGACGCCGAAGCCACGCGGAGTAGTCAACGTATCCAGGCACGGCTCAGTTCGCGGCCTTGCGGCTGGTGCGGCGCTTGGCAGCCACGGTCTTGGCGCGGCTCGCCTTGGCTTTGGACCGAGCGGACTTGCTCTTCTCGTAGGAGAGGCCCTTGCCGTAGATGGCATAGACCTCGGGGTAGCGCGCCCGGATCGCGTTGCGGACCTTGTTGAAGTCCGCAGCCGAGCCGATGCGGCCGATGCGCAGCATCTGAATGGCGGCGTACGCGCGACGCGGGTTGTCGAGCGGCCAGGCGCGGCGATCGGGGAAGACGAACGCCTTGAGCGGAATGCGCTTGCGCTCCGCTTCGCTCAGGTAGTTGGGCGTGAGGCCGCCGTCGCTACGACGGCTGCGGGATAAACGGCTCGACTTGCGACGACGGCGGCGGTTGGCCGCAACCGACTTGGGCTTGCGGGCAACCATGGCAAGCACGCCGATGATCACAAGCCCCCCGCCGATCACAGCGGTAGGGACCACCCAGTCGGGCATGCCGGACTGCTCGGCGGCGGGCTGCATCGGAACCAGCGGCGTGGTGGCAGGGGCAGCGGGCTGCTGCCCGGTGAATAGCCCCACGATCCCGGGAAGAGCAGTCCCGATGGTGCTGGCGACCTGAGCGACGTCGCGGCCGGTGTTGTCGACGCCGGGCTTGGACTGACCAAGACCCCGAAGCCCGAGGTGATGAGGATGGTATGCCATGGTGGTCTCTCTTTCAAACGACAGGGTCAGCGGCGGCGGCGATTCTTGGCCACCTTGGAGCGACGGGACCAGAGCCAGGCTCCGCCGCCGATCAGCAGAACTGCTCCTCCGCCGATTCCGGCGTACATGGCGATCTTGGTCGCCTTCCCTCCAGAAGACTCGGGAGAGCCGCCGCCCTCAGGGTCCCGAGGCGCATTGACTGCGGCTTGAAGCGCCGCCGACGGAGATGCGCCACCGGCCTCCGGGTACACGTACAGGTCGGAGAAGGTCCCGTTGATGCGGTACCGAGGCATGATGATCCGGGGCCGACCCGGGAACTCGTCGCCTGCGGTCGCGAACACGCGAACCATGTCGTTGGCGTAGTCGACGGCGTTGCGCCCTGCGTTCGGCTCCCATTCAACGTAGAGCCTGCCGCGGATGGAGTCCGATCCCCACCGAGCAGCGCGCACGCGGGCGCCGTCACGAGTAAGCGTCGCACGCACGGCGTCCGGCAGTCGCGGGGCATCGGTCGGGCCGACGCCCTGCACTGTGAGCGCCGCCGAAAGCCACGGCTGGAGCGCGCCTGGCTGAACGACGGTGCGACGGACCTCGGGGGTGTTGCGATCTGCAACCTGTCCAAGTCCAGACGCCGAGTAGATGTTGGGAACGTAGTGCATGGCTGACCTCAAATTCCAAGGGCACGACGAATCTGCCTGCCTTGCCTGCCCTGTCGGTACTTAAAATACGCGAATCCGCCCCCAAGCAGGATGGCAGCGCCTACGCCAAGCCCGATGTAAGGAGCCAGCTCCTTGGCGATCGCGCCGGCAGCCTCAGCGACTGCGCCACCACCTGTCATGCGACGGACAAAATCGGCGCGTTCACTTGGGCTGCATCCAGAGCATGCGCGGTCGGCATAGCCTTGTGCTCTCTCAAGACGTTCCAAGTCGCCCCAAATGCTAACCCCATACGCGGCGACGACGGCGATAGCAGCCGCCCCCACGATGATAGCGATGGTGATTGGTTCAATGCCCAGGCCAGAGGCCGCGCCAATCGAACGGCCACTCCTAATCATGTCAAAGGCACTGGTCCAAAGAGTGCGGGCCTCCCGGAGTAGCGCTGCCTGCGCTTCCAAGTTCCGCTGCCTTTCCGCAGCGTCTGCGACGTTTTTCGCGCCAAGCTGCTTGATGGTTGCAGCCGCCTTGGCGCACTTGCCGACGATGCCAGCCAAGAACTGCTTGCGCTCGTCACGGGTGATTTGCGTAAGCTGACCATCGCGCCCCCGCTGCAAGATTCGGTCAAACGCACGCTGGTCAAAGCGGAAGTTTCCGAACGCGCTCCTCATCTCTGCCGAGACGAGGCGGATGTCCTCCTCAAGAGAGGCAAGCCCGCTCACGGAGCCAGCCACAGCACCGAGGCCGCCGAGACCGTTCATGCCGCAGCCGCAGCCTAGCGATCGCGTCGAATAGGTCACCGGCGTCCCCGCCCACTTCCGAGACGGCGGCGATTCGGCTGAACCGAACGGCGCCGCCTCAAAATGACCGCGCCAAGACCGAGCGCAACGAAAGCCACACTTCCGCCGATGATGTACGGCAGGTACTCCTGAAGCTTGTCGGGCTCCTCGCCCTCGACCACGCGCTCGGTACCGTCAGGAGTGGTAGCCGTGCCGGCCGTGGTGCCAGAGCTTCGCGTTCGCCGGGGCGCCGTCACCGCAGGGAAGGCAGAAAGCGCCGTCTCAAGCTGCTGCCCAATTACAACAGCATCGGTGATGGTGCGGGTGGAGGGGTCGTTCCTGGGCGCAGGAGACGCCGCACCAAGTTCAGACGCGATGGCGGTCAGCGCTCGGATGGTGACCGGGCCGGCTCTTCCATCAACGGTGATGAGCGAGCCGGTGCGCGCGGTGCGGTAAGCGTTGATCGCGTTCTGTGCCCAGGTCGCCGAAACCCTGACGACAGTTCCGTTTACGCGGCGCCCAGCATCCTGGCCGATAGCCCCTCCGGTGGGAGCGATGGCCGTGGGGCGCTCGGCAGAGGCACCCGATAAGAGAAGGCGGCCGGAGCCGCCAACCTCGCGTTCAGCAGCCGTTGCCGCAGCCTGGAGCTGGCGCGTGGCGGATGCAATCGATGCCGAGGTCACGGCCTGAGAGAACGGGAAGGTCACTCGGACCTTACCGCCCGAGGTCCAAGCGACGGTGACCGGGTTGCCGAAGTAGCTCTGAAGCGCGCGGGTCAGCGCCGGCCGCACCAGCGACTCTGCCTGAGTCCGGGTGATCCCTCTGGGGGTCAGCTCGGCGGTGCCAGTTCCACTGCTGTAGCTCCATGCGTCAGCCATGACATCTCCACGCGTTCAGACGGTTTGCCCTTCGTCACGAAGAGCGTCGATGTACTGTTCCCACTGCTTGCCGCGCTTGGACGTGGTCGGGTAGAGCCCAACAACGCCCTCCTCATGCTCAACGCACATGAGGCCCTCACGGCGGCACATCTTGTCCAGGTCGGTGATCGGCATCCGCACCGCGCACTTGAGCGTGATGAGGGGCGACACCGTCTTGAGCTTCGCCTTCGCCTCGTCAGCGTCGGTGTAGACGGTCACCTTGTCTCCCATGCCCTTCTTGGACAGGAAAGACTGCACCTGCTGGCCAAACTTCGACCGGCTGGGGCTCCACGATGCCGACTCGGAATCGGAGGAAAGTGCCGACTCGGAACCCTCGGCGCTGTCGCCTTCGTTCCTCTCTACCTTCTGGCTCTTCTTCCAGTACAGGTAGCCGCCCACGCCAGCGCCGCTTCCGACCAGCAGCCATGCCCACGTGGGCACACCCATCATCTTGCGAGACAGGAACGGCTCAGGGGCAGGGGGCGGAGGCGCAGCCTGACCGATGCCAGCCGGCAGCGGGTAGATTGGAAGGACCGGGGCTTGTTGAACGGGCGCTCCAGCAACCGCCATAGGGTAGCGCCCTTCGGACGCCCCAACGCGGAGAGCAGGGGAGCGTGCCCCCTGCTCAAGACCATCAAGCGCTTCGTCTTCGATGTCCCAGTCGGTTCCAAACATGCGAGCACTCTACCCTAAGTGGGTGTCACGTGCGACGCGCCTGACTATTCAGCGGCGCGTGCGACGGGCCCGGCGAGCGCGGCGGCGGCGATTGGCCGCGACAGCGCGGGGCGCCGGCTTGCTGCCGAACGCGAGGTAGCCGATGAGGCCGAGCGCCACGAGCGACGCCGCTCCGATGCCGACGTACAGCATCGTGTTGTCCTCGGGCTCGGGAGCCGGGGCGAGGGCCGGCGCGCCAGGCGCGACCGTGGGCGCAACTTGCATACCGGTGTAGCTCGCGGACTTGTTGTCGAGCATTGGGTCGGCGCCCGACTTGTCAGCCGTGGTCGACTTCGCCTGCCCGAGAGCCTGCATGCCCGAGAAGATGTGCGCGTGGAACAGGCCCGAATCGGCCGTCCGCTTGAACGCGTGATCGGGCTGACCCTCGTCGCCCATGCCCTGGAATAGTCCGCCCTGGAAAATGCCGTTGTCCATTTTGAGTCCTCCGAAGATACAGCGCTGAGCGACTGTATCATGAATGAGATGATTGTGAAGTAAACTTGCGCCTCAGCGGCTGCTGCGGCGCTTTGCTCGGCGGCGACGGTTGGCTGCGATCTTCTTGGCCTGCTGCTTCTTCCAAAAGAAGTAGCCAGCAGTACCAGCAGCGAGCACGCCCACGCCGATTGCGATGTGGGTCGTGGTGATGCCGCCGGATGCGGCCGGAGCAGGCGCTGGCGCGACAACAGCAGCCGGGGGCGCCTCGGCGGTTCCGGGGGGAGCAGCGGGAGGGGCCTCCGAGGTCGCAACGACCTCTGCGGCGACATCGACAACCTGATCGACGGACTCGCCGCCGGAGTTGAAGGCGTCAAGGTCCGCCCGCGGATCTGCCACCTTCTTCGATTCGACGTCGACCGCGTTGGCCTTCTGCTCGGCCTGCTTGACGTCGGCGGAAGCGTCGGAGGCGACCTTCTCGGCCTGCTGGGTCTTGGCGTCGACCTGCTGAACCTCAGCGGCCTTCTTGGCGGCCTCCTCGGCAAGCCGCTTGGCTTCCGCCAACTTGGCGGCAGCTTCGGCTGCGGTCTTGGCAGAAGCAGCCTCGGCGGCCTTCTTTTCGGCGGCAGCGGCAGCGGCAGCGGCCTCCTTCTTCTTTCGGCTCAACTCGGCGTCCAAGGCCGCGAACCTCGCGAGCGCGGCGGCCCCGTCTGCACGCTGCTTTTCCACGGCCTTGAGCGCGGCCTTAGCAGCCTCGGCCTTGGCAACGTCGGTGGCGCTGAGCCACGCGAAGTAGAACGCGGGCTTGTCGAGCGCAACCACGTTCAGGCGGCGAAGCGTATCGGACAGCGACGGGTTGCGGATGAACCCAATGGCCTCTCCGGCGTAGAAGCCACGGAGACGCGCGTCAAGCTTGTTCCGCTTGTTCAGGTCGTCTCGCACGTCCTGGCTGAACGGGCCAATCCAAGCGCCGCTACGGCCTCGGGCGTATGCCGCAGCAAACGCCTGGCTGATGAACTTCCCGGGAGCATCCGGGCTGAACTTCATCGCCGTTTCAACAAGCCACTTGACATAGGGGTCCGTGCCAGCCGGAATCGCGGCGGAGGTCGGCGACAGCTTGACGCCAAGGGTCAGGGGAGCGAGCCCGAGGTTGTGATGGTAGGTCATCGTCGATTCACTTCTTGATGGTGGTCGTCTGATGAGCGCTGCGCAGCGTGGATGCGAGCGTGGCAGAGGGCGCCCGGAACTTCAGCGCGGAAGCCGAGAGCGAGACCTTCGCGGTGGGGCCGGGAGAAGAGATGAGGCTGCCAAATACGGGGGCTCGCACGGTCACGCCGGCAAGAGCGCCTGCCACCTGCTGCCGGGCCGCAATCTGACGCGGGCTAGGCTGCGTCAGGATGTTGGTGAGCAGCTCGTCTGAGATGCGGATCTCATCGCCGTTGGCGTTCGGTCCGAAGTTGATGCCGCTTGGCCAGTAGCCGACGTTGGCACCCTGAGCCTTGGCCTCGGTGTACCAGTTGCCAAGGGCCGTCACCATCGCCGACTCGTCCTTGGTCGAGACGGGCTGGCTGTTGTCCAGATACTTGGACTGAACCAGCTTGTTGTAGATGGCGTCGGAGTAGAGGTGGTCGCCCTGAGAGAGGCGCACATACCCGTCCTCGGTGTTCTTACGCCACATCGAGCGCGGCTCGCGCAGCAGGGCGTAAAACGCCTTGTTGATGCGAAGGTCCTTCGACTCGTTGGTGTTCGGTCCGAAGTTGAACTCGCCCCTGGCTCCGGGCCAAAGCTCCTTGGCTCGTCCCATCCTGACCCAGACCGAGCGCAGGGCGCGCATGAAGGGCCCGTCTTCCTTGAGCTGGCCGTCCACGCGGGGCGCCGTAACGAGCGGAGAAACAGCTTGCAGGCGCTTCAGGATTGCGAGCATGCCACCGAGCACCGCGTCGTCTCCAACGCGGCCCCAGTCCTGCTCATGCTCGAACTGCTGCATGTAGCTGCCGTTCTCGAACGGGGGCAGTTCGCCGGAGTTCGTGACGGCGATTTCGCCAAGCCTGCTGTAGCTCATCGCATCCTCTTGTTCCGACGGCGGTTGGCCACCATCTCAGGGGAAGGCGCCGCAGCCAGCTTGCGCTTCTGCCGGCGCTTCTTGACCAGGCGCACGGCGACAGCGCCGCCCACGAAGATGAACGTGCCGCCAGCCATCCAGGCCCAGCGCGGCATGCCGTGGAAGTCGCGCATGAACCAGGAGAGCGGGACTTGCTGCTCGGCCTTCTGGAGCTTCGCCACCGCGGCGTCGATGCCAGCGAGCGCCTGGTTGATGGCGTCCGAGTTGTTGCTCAGGGCCGACGCCGCGGCCTCGCCGCGCTCGAAGGCGGCGGCGACCGAGCGAAGAAACCCGTCAAGCGACCTCTGGGCCACCGAGAAGTACATGCAGCGGCGGTACTCGCGCGCGACGCCGATGTTGATCTTGGAGATCTCAGACTGAACGTCGGCCAGAACCTCATCACGAATCTTCTTGGCGAAACTGCCGTTCGGGTCGTCTTTGGCGGCGACCTCGGTCTGCAACGCAGGGATGTTCCCGACCCCGGTCACAATCTCGGCCCGCGCAGTCGTAAGCTGCGATTGAAGCTGGGCAAGCTGCTGAACGGTCTGCTGGGCCTGATCGGACGGGGCTCGCAGAGCAGCAGCGACGATGCTGTCTACTTGTGCAAGGGCGCCGGGAACGGCGGCCACGTTCTGGGCGGCCTTGACGACCGAGTTGGCGAGAGCCTCGAAACCCGACGTCATCGCCCGCGCGTCCCGTGTGATGGCCGCTCGGCCACCAAGCAGACTGGCGAGCGCCTCGACCGTCACGACCAGGCTCACAGCGGAGGCGGTTGCGGCGGCCTGGAATGCCTGGTCGCTGTCTCCGCTGACGGTAACGGGAAACCCAGGAACGAAGATCGTGGGAGCGCCGACCTTGCCATAGGCAGACTTGACGATGTTGGTAACGAGCCTCGTCACCGTGTTGAGGGGCACGGCCCCAGAGAACTGCAACCCAACCCAAAGCGTGCCGGACGAGGGGCCGCCGCTGGGGTCTTTCATCCAGCCCGAGGTCACAAGCGTGGGAGGAGCAGAAATCGCCCCGGACAGCTTGAACTTGGCAACCTCTTCGATCAGCGGCTGACCGCCCTTGCCGCCGCCATAGATAAGCTCAAGAGCTTGAGCTGCCTGGGCATCCGAGATGGCGACGAGGGGAACCGCCACCGCAACGGCCGTGTTGGCAGGGATGGGGTTCGGAGCCGCGACCGGCTGCTTCATCAGCGCGCACTCGGGCGGCACAATGATGAACGGGTTGCCCGAGGTCGGCGCGCTGGCCGCTGCGCCAATCTGGCCAAGACGCTCCCTGGCGCTCGGCGAGATCTTCGACAGCCCGCTCGGCATCTTGTCCGCCGACACATCGGCGCCGACCGTCTCGGGCACCTTCGGCAGATCTTGGCCCATGCCAGTATAGCGGTAGGTCACAGCTCTCTCCGATTTCAGCGGCGCGTGCGGCGACGCTTATTTGGCGAGACAGGCTTCTTCTTGCTGACGGCCATGATCGCGATGCCGGCAATCAGCACGAGGCCGACTCCTCCAGCAATCAGCGCGTACATGACAGCGTTGTCTTCGCTCGTTGCGCCCCGCTGACTTGCGTTGAGCAAGCTGGTTGCGAACGCGTCGGTATCCCTCTCTTGGCGAGGACGATTCGCAACCGTCTTGAACACCTCGTCCACCGAAGTGGAAGTTGACTCGCGACGCGCGGACGCAGCGGACTTTTGAGATCCGGCGCCCGAGGCGTCCTTGCCTGCCGAGGACGACTCTTGAAACCCCATGCCTCTTGAATGGTACATCACCGACCTCGCCGCCTGCGCCTGTTCGGCTTCATCGACCCGCTCGACCGCATCAGGCTGATGAGCGCAATGATCACGCCCGTGAACCCAAGAAGCTCCATCCGCATCGCTCGCGCGTCGCGGTCCTGCTCGCGCAGCTCGGCAGCGGTCACAGCCGGAGCCGGGGCCGGGGCCGACTCAGAGCCAGCCTCGCCAAGGTGCCAGTTGGTCAGGTAAGGAGGGACCGTCTGCGCCACCATGGGCGAGACCTGCCCGCGGAGCCGCTGCGGCTGGCCATAGTTCGCCCAGACCCACGGATTCATCACGTAGGCGGGCTGGTAGCCGAGCGACCTGTTCACCCTGTAAGACATCAGTAGGCTCCGTGATGATAGTCGCCGAAGCCAGAGGTGCCCTTCGGCAGAGACGCCTGCGATCCAACAGGGGACGTGACATTGGGGACAGGGGCCGCCGCCGAAACAGGCGCGGCGCTGGCCGCCGGAGAGGTGGCCGACATCGCCATCAGCTTTGGCAAAAGACCGGCGGTGGGGGATCCGGGGGGCGCGGACGCAATCTTGCGACCCATCTCCGAAGCGGTGAGCGACGCAAACCCATCGACCAGCGCCTGCTTTTCACCGTCGCTGAGGGTGCCCCAGAAGGTGTCAAATCGCTCCTTCGACACAGGCCGCTGATCTGACGCGGCCCACGGCCGCTTTTGGTAGGAGTCCCACCCGGCAGAAGCGCTGAGCTTCCCGCCGCCGGAAGCCATCCGGTAAACGAGATAGCCGCCTCCGACGACGAGCGCGCCAACTAGGAGAGTGTTGGCGGTATCAGGGTTCTTCCGCATCTCACTTCTCCTGGGTCTCAAGCTCGGCGATCCGGGCCTTCATGCTCGAAAGCTCGTTGGCCTTCATCTTCTTGCTGCGCGGACGCCAGTAGCCAAAGTAGAACCACGCGCCGCCGACCGAGAGCGCGCCAGCGGCGAACATCGTCGCCGGGTGCAGGGCGAAGCTCTTGACGTTGTCGATGAACCCGGGCTGAGCCGGAGGCTCCGTCCCCATGGGGATGCCATAGAGAGGGTACGGTGCCATGCCGGCGACGGCAGGCGCCCCGCCGGAAGCCTGAGCTGCGTACTGAGCGGGGTTCATCACTTGCTCCTGCGGCTACGACGCCGCTTCTTGTTCGCCTTGAGACCGAGCGCGCTGCGCGTGTTGGCAACAACAGCGGCCGTGACCTCCTGGCCCTTCTTGGTGTGCGTCGCGATTGCCCAGATGGCAACGCCGGCCGCAACGCCTAGGGCCACGTTGCGCATGGTGTTGTCCTGCGCAATCGGAGCGGGGGCAGCGGGAGCGACGGGAGCAGGAGCGGGGGCAGCGGGCTCGCTGGCAACTTCACCCATGCCGGCGGCTGCGGGCGACTGATACAGCTTGGCGATGTCAGCCTTGGCCGCCGCCTTGTTCTTCGTCAGAGGGGCGAGGTTCTCGACCGCGCTCTTGCGGAGCTTGGCCTTGTTCTTCACCACGTGCGCGCCCATCGCATCGAGGCTGGGCAGACGAGTGCCCTGGCGGCCCGAGGACAGGTCCGAAATAGCCGCGTGCATCGCGCAGTGGGCAATCGTGTCCTCAAGCGCCTTCTGAGCGGGCATGCCCATTCGGATCATGCGCTCGGCCACCTTGTGGCACTTCTCGGCCATTCCGGGCCCAAGCGAGCCGATGGCCCGGACAAGGAACGCCTGGCGGTCCGCAGGGCTTGCCTTCGAGGCCGCCTCAAGCAGCACGACCGACGCAGCGTCGCGGCCGAACTTCTCGATGCGGCTCGATTGATTCATCATCACTGGACGGAGATGATTGGTGAACGGGCTGTAGGTCCGGTCGATCATCGGGCGCCCGCGAAGGCGAGGCACCGTCGTCGAGAAGGTCACACCGCCGCCCGAGGGCTGAACGACGCGCCAGTTGTCGGCCACGACGTCGAACATCTCGCTCTGCTGGGTGCCCAGCTCGTCCTCTTCGGCAATGTAGGCCGGGAACGCGTACTGGTGGGAGAACGAACCGTCCTCCGCGCGCCAGGTCACGCCTTCTTCCATCTCGAAGATGCCGTTGCCGATGACAGCGTCCGAGCCCGAGGCGAACTCGTAGCTCGTGCGGTCATACATCGTCTCCGGGTCGACGTCGGCATTCGACGGCATCCTGTTCATCTGAGAAGGCTGGTACTGGCTGACCTTCATCACCGAGTCGACGGTGATCTCAGCCGCATCCTCATTACCAGACAGATCGGTCCTGGCCATCGACATCGGACGATACCCTCCGCCCGCTCCGGGCCCCCACGGTGAAGCTCCGAACGTCGTCTGCTGAGCGTCCGGGCCATCATATTCCGGCTCCATCTCGTACTGAGAGGTGCCTTCAACATCAGGAGCGGGAGCCGCGCCAGATCCTGGAGTGGACCGAACATCCTCCTGTAGGTCGTCATCCAGAAAGGTCCCCTCGGACGAGATGTCCGCGTAGTCCTGAATGTCGAGGTTTGCGTTGCCGCGCATGGTCGGAATCGCCATGTCGTCGCTACCAAACAGATCCAGATCATCCAGCTCGTCGCTCATTGTGTCTCCGGCGCGCACTGTGACTCAAAAGTGATGCGTTGTGAAGCCGTCACTTTAGAGCGATGACGAGGCCGACGATTGCAATCGCGGCAACCCCGCCGCCGATGGCCAAGGTTCGGATCATGTCGGACCGAGCAGCAAGGCGCGCGGCCTCCTGGCGACCCTGAACTTCAGCAAGGCGGATGGCTTCGTTTGCCCTCGCGGCAGCCACCTGCGACTCCAGGGCGATCTGCTCCTGATTGCAGCCAGCCGTCTGAGCGGCTGCTGCGCTGCCCTGCATAAGGGCGCCGCCCTTTAGCAAGCCACCCGAGAAGGTCTCCGTGTACCCTGCAACGAGCTGGCTGCCGCCTGCGCCCACGATGCAGAAGCCTTTCTGGAGGTCCTTCATGAAGTCGGCGCCAAGGCCACCTCCAGAGAGAGCCTCTGCGCTGCGCTGAGCGGCGCTTGCCTGCAACAAGAAGGCGGTCTGATCTGCTAGGTGGTTTGCGATAGCCAGCCGGATCGCATCGAACATCGCCTGGCTGTCGCTGACGCCCGCTGCGAGCAGCCTGTCGTACTCGGCGCTGGCGGTCTTAGCCAGGCCGAGTACGACAG